ACCGCCCCGGTTTGCTGGTTTCACGCAGCTTGCGGGGCGGGGTTATTGCGTTGGCTGACAGGCCATTGCCGATGATGCCTAATTTTCAGGCACTTGTCCACTGGCCTCCCGGATCAGCGCGGCCAGCTCGCTACTGCTTCTGTGAGGGCGGCGTGCTGCTCTGAAGCAGCTTCTGTGCATCGTCGAGCAAGGTCGATAGCTCGGGAGAGAAGTTCACAGGTTGCCGCGCCGCTTCCACTGCAGGCAGCGGCGCCGGATCCGGTTTGAGGCACGGCACCGTTACCGCCAGCGGTCCCGGCGGCAGCGATGGCGGCGGAGAGCTCGTCGCGCACGCGCTGAGCGCGAGCATCAGCAGCGCCGGCGGCAGCCTTGAGGGTAGCGATCTGGGTCGTATAGGCATTGGCAGCGGCCTCCCGTGCGGTGGCGTTGGCTTGGCGCTCGGCGTCGCGCTCCTTGATGGCTTCGGTCAGCAGCGCTTGGCCGGCGTCTAGCTTCGCCTGCCATTCGTCGCGCAGGTCCTTCACGTCCTTTTGATGGGCGGCCTTCTCGGTGTCGAGGGCGTCGGTCGAGCGCCAGCCTTCGACTTTCCAGCCACCCGCGAAAATGGCCGCCGCAGCCACCACGCCGCCCGCAGCGAGCACCGGCGTCGGGATCAGCGATAGGAGGCTCATCAGGCCACGGCGGGCGCGTCAGGCGCCTCTATGGCCGCGATCAGGGCATCGAACCGGTGCGGCTCCTGTTGGTAGGCGCGCGAGTCCTTAAGCTCGGCGCCGGCCGTCGCCCAATCGCCCGATTGCATTGCAGCAAGGAATTTCGTGAACTGGGACAGGCCATGCGCGCCTATGTTGAAGACGAGCTCGGCCATTACGCGCTGGCGGGCGTCGTCCAATTGCTGCCACCAGGGGAACGCGGCATCGAGCTCGGCGAACTTGGCGGCCACGTCGTAGGCGTACAGGGCGTCGATGATCGGGCTGGGCAGAGCGCCGCCTTTGCGCCGGTCGATCAGGTGCCCGATGCCGATCGTCAGGAACCCGAGGCTGTCCTCGTAGGCGTACTCGACGCGGCCCTCCGCGAAGGTCAGGCGCGCTTTCAGGGCCTCGTCGTCGGGCTGGATCATGGCCGCTATTGTGCGCCCACCCAGTACTTGTTGCTACCGGCCGGGTTGCAGGTCGCTGTGCCCTGCACCACCACTGCGTAGAGCACGCTCGGGTGCGTCGCAAGGGTCAGATGGCAGCCGTAGACGCCAGTGCGCGTATTGCGAGCGCAGGCAAAGCCGGTGTACTTCGACCCGTTCTGATCCGTCAGGTACGACGCGCTCGTCAGTTGGTCGTAGCTCGTCATGCTGACCGTGGTCGATGTGCCAGTGGCGGAAAACACGCCCTGCGCGTCGTTGATCGGCGTGCCCGGCGTGGGCGAGCACGGCACCGAGAACTGGGTTCCGGTCGGGCCAACGGTGAAGGTCGGGACCCAAAGGCACGGAATCAGACCGCAACTCTGGGCAAAAACGGTGGCGCAAGCCGTAAGAGCGATAGCGAACAAAGCGATGCGTTTCAGCACGATGTCTCCTTCAGGGTCAGATCAGCAGGGTCAAGGTGGCGCCACTGGTAGCCATCGACTGGCCCCGGGAAGTAGGCCAGGGCCGCGCGATCGGGCGTGAGCCCCCAGCAGCACCAGTACGACCCGTTCCAGCGGGCGAAGCGCTCGGCGGTGGACGTGACCGCGCCGCTTGGGTAATCGCGGCTGACAATCAGCACCCGATAGATCCCCTCGCGGAACGGCCGCCGCTTCGCCGGCTGCCAGGCCGGCAGGCTCGAGGCGTAGATGGCGTCCCAGTTCATTGCGGCAACTGTACCGTGTTCGCGGCATTGCTAAAGCCTTCAAATAAGCGTGGAAAGGCGACGATTCCAGCATGCACAGGGAAGATGCAGCACTTCTCGCGCCAGCGCGCGGCAAATCGATCTCGACGATGGTCGTGCCGATCGGCTTGGTCGCGATCGTGGTCGCCAATACTCTATGGGTCGGCATGCACGAGGGTCGTAAGGACGAGAAGCTCGATGCCGTTGTGGAGTCGGCCAAAGAGACAAAGGCCGACATGAAGGAAATCAAAGCCGAAATGTACCGGCGCTCAGATGCGGAAAAAGATCGTGAAGTCGTCAACGTCAAGCTCGACGGCCTGGAGCGCCGCGTGACGATCCTCGAGGCGGCCCGCGAGCATCACGTTGCGGTGGTCACCGCCAGAGTCGAGAAGCAGGAAGACGATTTGCTGACACGCGCCCAGCACTGGCTCATTGGCAAGCCGCATTAGCGCGACGGCAAAGAAGCCGGCGGGATGACCGCAGTGGTCGCCGGCCCCTCGAAGACCAAACTGTCGCAGGTCACCTTGATCCGAACGCCCACGACGTGCGCCCGCTTCAGGATCGTCAGCGCCGAGTCTGGCACTTCCACCTTGCGATAGATGTCCATCCGCAGCCCGACCGGATCGGCCCCGCGGCGCATTTCGCGCACGAACTGAGCGGCGGCCACGCGCACCAGCTGCGCGATCGTGAGGCCGTCGTTATGGTCGGCGCTCATCGGGTCGTCTCTCGTCGCCATCTTTGCGCTGGCCGTACTTGGCTTGGATGTACTCGGCGAGGATCTTCGGCGCGACCAGTGCGATCAGATAGATTCCGAACACTTCGACGAATTGATTCGGTTGCGTCTGCCAGCTCGTGGCGCAATTCATCAGCGCCCAAGAGCCCAGGATCAGGGCCACCACGTAGCCGACGAGTTTCATCGAGGCTTTGCCGTCCGGGCCGCGCAGCGCGTCCACCAAGCTGAAGTCATTGCGCTGATTCGCGCGATGCATGAACCTCGCAAACATCACGATGCCGATCAGCAGGACGACATTCAGCGGTTGGAACCATTGCACGGCCAGCGCTTCGGCCGTCGCGGCTAGCTGCAACAGTGCCGGACTGGTGGTCGCGGCGGTCAGGGCCTCGGCCGCCGGTGTGGAATCGGCCATCTCCTAAGCTCCTGTGACGCCGCAGCGCGCACAGTAACCCGATTCGCGCTAATGCCCATCGCGAGAAAAGGAGGTCAGGGCGATCCTGAATCCGTCGATGCGATGGCCTTAAGCGTCAATTCGATCCCGAATTGCGTCAGCATCAGCGCGCGCACGGCATCGGTCTTGTTCATCAGCAGCGCGGAGGCGCGATTGTGTGGAGCGCCGATCGAGAGCGTCTGCGCGAGCGTGCGCGCATGGTGCTCCAGGCCCTTGGGCAGCATAGCGACGATCTCGACCTGATCGGTCTCCGGATGCGCCTGCACGACGGTCCATACCTGTTCGATCACAGTTTCTTAGCGACCTGCTCGGCTCCCTGAAGCAGTGCTCTGGCCTTGGCTCTGTGATTGATCCACCACCACCACGCACCAACGAGCGCGGCGCCGGCCGCGAAACAGATCACGTACGGAACGATGCTGTTCATGCTGACCTCCTATCGCTGGCTGATGGTGAGATAGGCCCCAGCCGTGACCTGATACGTACCGCTGAACGCAAGTGCGGAAGCGACCGTAAGCGTCTGATTGGCGGCCGACGTGATCACCAGCGCGCGCATGCTGTAGGCTGCGCCCACGTCGCCATTTGCGCCGGTGATCGAGAGCTGCTGGCCGTTCGCCGCCACCGGTCCCACGATCGTGTTCGCCGTGCCGCCAAAGTAGATGTTTGTGTTGATATTGATCGATGCGGACGGTTGAGAAAACAGGCCGCTGAACATCACATCGTAGACGCCGGCATTGGCAAAGGTAATCGTGCCGGCCGAGTTGGTGATGCCGCTGCCGGCCGATGTTCCGTTTACGTTGAAGTTGACGATGCTGCCGCTGTTGGTGATGCCGCTCGTCAGGAACGAGGCCGCATTGGGCGTGGTGGTTACGAAGTTCGCGGCGGTGACAGTGCCGCTAAATGTTCCATTCGCGGCCCCCGTGATCGAGTTGCCACCCATCGCCAGGTTGCCGCTGAGCGTGAGCGGTCCAAGCGAAGATGCGCCGGCCGCAGCAATTGAATCTGCTGTGATCGCATCGACTGTAAGAGCCTCCAAGCTCGTGGACCCAGTGACCGTGAGCGTGCCGGTCGTGAACGAAGTGGCGAACGCGTTGATCTGCGATTGCAGATTGGCGATGTCCGCCGAGGTCGCATTCGCGACCATGTAGGCGAAGCTGTCGAGCTGATTGGCGTTGACATCGAAAACGGTGAACGTGTAGATCTGGCCGGTGACCAGGAATAGCTGGCACGTGGCGCCCGTTGCATTCGAAATCTCGCCGCGAGCATTCAGCGGAATCGGATTCGGCAGCGCCGTCGTGCCGCCAGAGTCTTGATAGGTCGGATAGTTGACGCCGCCGACCTGCGTGAGAACGGTCCCACCCGCGGCCGGGACCCCGCGATTGTCGAGAAATTGCAGGGTCGGGACGGAGCAGAGCGAGACGGTGGCGGCCATTTATCTGCCCCGCTTTCCAGCGTAGACTCGCCGCATGCTGCTGGACCTTTTCATCGCGATCCTATTTCTGCGCCTGTACTGGTGGTGGCAGACAAGGCTCGGTCGCAAGAGCATGAGTCAGCATCTGCTGAACCGTCCGTTATGGGGTGGTCGGCACGATGCGGGACCGAACGCTGCGAAGCGCTGAACGCGCGGCCAGACTCTGCGCTAACGCCTCGCCGCCAGCCGCGCCAGCCGCCGCACCGGTCCCAGGGAATCCGAAGAGACCGCCCGCCAGGCCGCCGGCCGCCGCGCCGGTCGCCGGGATCACCTTCATGGCACCGCGCTGGATCAAGTTCGCGCCCTGCACCGCCGCGCCCGGATAGCTCGCATTGACATGCAGGATGTTGCCGGCCTGGTTCAGATCCTGCAGCGCTCCTAGTTCCTGCGGCGAAAAGACCTGCTGATAACGGCTCGAGTTGCGCGCGAGCTCGGTGGCCACGCCCTTCGCATTCCATTGGGTGGCCGTCTTGCCGCCAGCGTCCGCCACGCGGTTCGCCATGTGCGCCTTGATTTCGGACAGCGCTGCGTCTCCAAGTGGCTGGATCTCAGGCGGTAGGTTCTTAAGGACATTGGTGACGTGCGTGAACTGCGCGCTCGGCAGCGTCGTGAGCATGTCCGGGATCTTTTCCACCGGCACGGCCCGATTGATTCCGCCCGGGCCGTTGGCATCGATCAGTTTGGCGATCCCGTCTGGATCCTCCAGCGTGCGCGCCCGCAACGCCCGCATGGCGCGCGCTTGCTGGAATACGTCCGAGCCGGCCGACGATGTGACGTCATCATCGATCGCATTTTTGAGCTGCCCGACAAAGCGCGACGTGCGCGGCGTCCAGTTGTCGTTGAGCCACTGGCGCAGGTTTTCGGCATTGCCTACGGTCGCTTCATCACCCACGCCAAGCTTGGTCATGCGGGCCTGCAGGCCCTTATACAGCGCCTCTCCTTCGGTCGTGCCGAGGAAGTTGGATTCGTCGCCGGCCAGCGCCTTAAGGTTGTCCATCGCGACCGGCGTATCGCCGGCCTTGGCGCGCGCCGCCGTATACAGCGCCTTGGTCTGCGTGTTGAACCATTCGCCCAGCGCGTCCAGCGGCGCTAGGATCGTGTTTCCCTTAAGAATCCGCGCGGTCTC